AAGAACCCATAATTTAAACACTAGAGATATTGCTTTAATTACTAGATCATTGACTGGTCAATTTGATTTAATTATAACGAGATGGGAAGCCACCACAGTCAATACTGCTACCGTATATTTTGAAGAACCTCCGTCAAGCAATTCAAAAAAAATAACAGTATTTACTAGTGTTGGTGGCAGTAGATATGTTCCTGCACTAAGCGAAATTGCTGCACAAATTCCTTCAAGCTCATCAGCTGCTGGTAATACTGGTGATATAGCTTATGACGAAAATTATATTTATATTTGCGTTTCTACAAATACTTGGAAAAGAGCTGGTTTGAGCACTTGGTAGTTTTTGTGATATAATTTATTTATGTCTATAGAAGAACAGCAAATAAATATCACAATTCCTAAAGAAAAAATCCAAGAATGGAACGTTTTCTTTGCACTCCCATGTTATGATTCTCATGTAACAGAGCCTTTTATGATGAGCTTTTTACAAGCTCTTTTATATTATAAAGAAATTGGCTTAAAATATTCTGTTTGCACGATATCAGATTCGTTAATTAATCGCGCAAGAAACAATCTTGTTGCCAAGTTCATGGGCGCAGAAGTCTTTACCCATATGGTTTTTATTGATGTTGATCTTCAGTTTGACAAAGAGGCAATTTTAAAACTTCTTTGGCATGATAAAGATGTCATGACCGCTTCTTATCCAATTAAAGAAATTAATTGGGATAGAGTAAAAGAGGGTGTTAATAATGGGCTTGAATCAAAAGATCTTATGGAATACGCTTCAAGATATGTTGTTCACTTAACTGAACCAGGGAATAACAAGCTTAATGTAGACAACGGTGCAATTGAATGCTTTGAAGCAGGAACTGGCTTTATGGTAATTAAGCGTGAAGTTTTTGAAAAAATGTTTAAAAAGTATAAGAAATTAAAATATAAAGATGATACTGGAGCCCTGTCAGGCAACGAGGCAGAAAATGCATATGCCTTATTCAATTCTTATGTTGATGAAACTGGTAGATTCTTGTCAGAAGATTATGGCTTTTGTAGATACTGGCAAAAAATGGGTGGCAAAGTTTGGGTTGATCCAACTATTAATTTGACTCACTTTGGCCGCATAAAATATGTCGGAAAAATGTTAGAATTTTTAAAGAGAATAACACAATAATTTTAGAATATTTCTATTACTATATCAATAGCTTTTTATAATCCTAAGCTAGGAGCGATATGGCACGTTTAAGAACAGAAACCGCACCTGAAATTACGGTGTATGATGAATCAGCAGTATTCAAGGCAGCATCAGGCGCAACAGCCCCTCTCGTAGAGTTTAAAAACTCTAGTGGTTCAGTCGTTGCTAATATAGCAGCAAACGGAGTAATGAACGTTACTTCTGTTGTTGCATCAAATGCAGGAACAGGATCAACTGCTCTTGCAACAAGGGGATACGTAGATTCACTAACAGCTGGAATCAACTGGCATGAAGTTGCTAATTATGCAACAGCTGCAGCTCTTCCAACATGCACTTACGCGAATGGTTCAAGTGGCGCAGGAGCAACACTTACTGGTGATAGTAATGGTAGATTAACTGTCGATGGATCTCAGGTCACAACTGGTCAATCAGTTTTAGTAAAAAACCAATCCAATGCAGCGCATAACGGTATTTATACTGTAACTGAGCAGGGAGCTACATCAACAACCGCATTTATTCTTACACGTAGAACAGATGCAGACAATAGCACTGCTGGTCAATTAAAGACCGGTGACGCACTTCTAGTTCTTTCTGGTTCAGCAAATTCTGGACAAGGTTTCATACTTACATCAACTGGCTCTGGTGGGTCTGGCGCATTTGTGCTTGGGACTGATGATTTAACATATACTCAGTTTACAGGCACTGCCACATTGTCAGCTGGCAATGGTTTAACAAAAACTGGCAACAGCCTTGATGTTGTTACAGCAAGCTCTTCAAGAATAGTTATCAATGCTGATAACATCGATCTTGCAGAGGTAGCGCAGAGTAATACAACAGGTTCAAATACAACAACATTTGTTACTGGATTAACTGTTGATTCATATGGCAGAGTGTCTGGAACCGCAACCGCAAACGTTTCATTTGTCGGCTATGCTACAGCAGCAAACGCAGCTTTAACAGGCACACCAACAGCACCAACAGCGGCAGTTGATACAAACAATACGCAAATTGCAACAACAGCTTTCGTCGTTGCTCAAATATCAGATGATGCTATTTTGAAGACAACAGCAAATGCTAAAGGTGATATTTTTACTGCTACAGCGAATGATACTCCAGCAGTTCTTTCTGTTGGAACAGATGGATATTACTTAAAAGCTAATTCATCTGCTGCTACTGGCATTGAATGGGCTTCAATTCCAACAATCAATAATCTTGATGATATTGGCGACGTTGCAGTAACAGGCGCAACAAATGGTCAGTTTTTAAAATATAATGGTTCAGCTTGGGTTAGCACAGGGCTTGCTGAAACAATTGGCGTATCAGAACTTTCTGATGTAACAATAACTTCAGCAGTTACAAATCAAGTCCTTCTTTATAACGGATCGGCTTGGGTTAACACATCTAACCCAACAGTTGCTGGAAACTTAACTGTTTCTGGTAACTTGACAGTTTCTGGGACTACAACAAGTATTAATACAGAAACACTTACAATTGATGATAATATCATTATATTAAATAACAATGAAGCTGGCACACCAAGCCAGAACGCTGGAATTGAAGTAGAGCGTGGAACCTCAACAAATGTTGTTTTCCGCTGGAATGAAACAGACGATTGTTGGGAGTTTACAAACGATGGCACAGTATATCAAAGAATATTTAGTGATACGGTCACAAACGCCCAGACAGCAAGCTATACTCTAGTTTTAGGTGATAGAGGCGACATGGTTGAAATGAACGTAGGATCAGCGAATAACCTTACTGTACCGAGCAATTCAAACGTTGCTTTCCCAGTCGGAACAACAATTACAGTTCTTCAAACTGGATCTGGTCAAACAACAATTGCTGCTCAAGCTGGAGTTACAGTTAACGCCACACCAGGTCTTAAGTTGCGTACGCAGTGGTCATCTGCTACACTTATCAAACGCGCTACTGATACATGGGTAGCTTTAGGAGACTTGGCGGCATAATATGAGTACAAACAGGGTACCAGAACCTGGTAAAGGTTCTAAAAGAAAAGCAGCAAAACCAACAGTAGCAGCACGGAACAGCCGATTCAACTGCTAATACAACGATAACAAGCGCTGGTTTTACTGTTGGGACACCAATTGACACTGCAACAGCAGTTGCAGCAGATCTCAATAAGGTTAAAACCGCACTAACAGATACAACTGTTACTCCTTTAGGTACAGCAATTTCATATGAAAGACACGCTCCGTTTTTCCCACCATACTTTCCACCATATTTCCCACCATACTTCCCACCATACTTCCCACCATGGTTCCCACCATTCTTTCCCCCATTCTTTCCCCCATTCTTCCCACCTTTCTTTCCACCTTTCTTTCCACCTTTTTTCCCACCAGGATTTAAGTAAAAATTAATTGTAAAGTAGGTTAAAGAGTGATAACTAATTTAGCGGATATATGGAACTTAATTCCTATATCCGCTTTTTTAGTTTGTTGTTTAATAATAAATTTATTACAAAATAATGAAAAATTTCTTCTAATATTTAGAAAAAATGGATCTATTAATCCAAAAGAAAGTTATAGTTCTGGGCAATTAATACAAAGTGGTATAAGTTTTGTTATTGCAGTTGGTTGGATTTATTTAATAATTACACAGATTAGATTTGATGTTTGGAGCAATATACCCATCAGAACATTAGGTTTAATGTATTTAGCTTCAGATATAATGGCTCTTGTTAAATCTGATAAATTACTTCAGAAGTCTACAAAGTATCATCATTATGGCGCCATAGCTATGGCTATTATGGCTTTATGTGTTGATTTTCAAGATTCAAATATTGGTCAACTTGGCGCATCGTACTGCTTTACGGCTGCTGCAGCCTCATCAGTTAACGCCTACCTAGCTCTTAAACTTTACTATAAGGTAAGTTTATTAAAAATAATAGCCAAATATAATTATGCAGTTACCTTCACGATGAACATGACTTATCATATTTTGAATTGGCAAAAAAGTATAGCTGGATATATTTATCTTATAATTATAATTGGCCCAATATGGGCAGATATAACACTTTTAAAATCTTTATTCCGTAAAGAAAAATTACAATAATTTAGTTATTGTATAAAAAGAAGGAGTAGTATATCTTTCTCCTGAAAGTACTTTTTTTACTCCATGAAGATAGTTAATATCTCCTGGATGAGCTACGGCAAGTCCGGGCTCAGGTTTAACTTCAAGAGCATGCTGAGGATAGTATAATTCTCCCCCAGTAAAATTATCATTGTAATAAATTAATGAATTTAAATCATATGTTGGGAATGGATTTGGTGATCCATCATTGAGCTGCTTGTCAGCATGAGGTTGCTGTTCAAGACCAGGAAACCACCTTATAATAACAGGGGGTCTTACAGTTAGTTTGACTTTAAAATTGTCTTCTAAAAGCCATTTCATTTTTATAATGTATTTATCAACTAAATTGTATACATCTAAGTTAATTCTAGATAAAATTTCTCCACTACACTGACGATTCTGCCAGTAAGACGCATCATATGTGCAGGTCCCGTCTTCAGCATATTTATTTTTTCCAGCATCCATCCATTCATTAATGGTTGGTAAAAATTTTTGTATTGTTTTTAAATCTTCTAATTCAACAAAATTTTTTACTATAAGAATATTATCTTTTGAAGAACCAAAATGACCAGGTTCTACTAGAGATTTTT